TCTAGCCAAAGGGGGAAAATAAAGTGCAAGATACTAGCACAATGTTTGCAAAGTATGATATAATGGAAAAAGAAAAGTGCCGTCTCAAGACTTTGTTTTCTTCCATGACGGACGATGAAAAAAAGGATGTGCTTCTTCATGCAGAAAAACTGCTCAAGAGTAGAAAGGGATAAACACATGGATATCGGAAAAGCCATTTTGTACGCAAGCACACCGTTTGTCTATGCCCAGATGTTTTTGCAGAGGAAATGGAGACCCAATGTTCACCCGTACCGAACGATCAAGGAAAAAGAGGACGAAGTCAGAAGATACAAAACTGCGATTGCTTCCGTTCTGGCCATGGAAAACTCCGGCTTGCCATCCATCAAAAACACGGAATGTTACAAGTGCAGGCACCTTTGCCAGATTTGGACGCATCAGAACTACGCTTTCAATATCGGCTGTGCCAAAGGCCTGACCGAAGAAGAAATCTTTGAAAGAGCAAGACGCGTTGCCGACATCCTCAAAATTTCAGACCTGAGACAGAGCCCAACAAATCCGACGCAGATCGAAGCAGTTGATCCGCCTGATCTCTTCGCAGCTCTTGAAGATAGGATTCTCCGCCTAGCGAAAGAGAATACGTGCAGCCAGACGTTGTTGAACCAAAAAGACCATCGCACGAAGTGTATATGGGATGTTCCTCAATCAAACCGCGATGCTTCAGGTTCTCAATGTACCGGTTCTGTCCGTTTGGGCTGAAGTCCTCTTTTGAAATAAGGCAGACCTCGTGTTGGTTCATTTTCCCGTTGTGCTTCTCCATATATAATAGGAGCGCAAGGCTCGTTTTGTCCAAAAACTCAGCCATTGGGGTTTTCCTTCCTCTTTGCAACCTTAAATTCCATATACTCCAGCAGATCTGCACGGTCTGCATCGGTCATCTGACTTAGAAGCGCATCAAACCTTGCATCCAGCTCGCTCCCTCCGGGAGCGGGCTTTTCTTTTTGCTCTGGATCGCCCTTCAACTCTTCTTTAGACACTCCAAAAAAAGTTGCGACTTTCAAAATGGTTGCATCTGTTATACCGCCGCCATTTTTCCAGCGATTTACAGTTGTCTTTGACAGTCCCATTTCAAGCGCTGCGCCTGACGGCGTTTTTTTGTTCTTGTCGCAAAGCATTAAATACTTTTCGTAAAAAGACATAAAAAGTCACCGCCAAACTTGTGCATAGTCACAAAGTAACTAAAGTTCACACGAAATCGTTGACAGTAAACAAAGTAACTGCTATAATAGCCTTGTTAGTTAAAAAGGTTCACAAAGTACACAGCCCCACAACCGGGATACTGTGCACGGAATCCGTACTTTGTTCTGCAAATACATAGTACCACATTCTGTTAACTTTTTCAACTACTTTTGACACGGCGACAAGAAAAAATCTGCCTGCGGTTGTTTCACAGACAGATTTTTCACCGATTTGTCACCAGAACGCACTTGCACCTTTGCGGTAATGCAAACTTGCGTGTTTGCACATCTTTTACACCGTCCGTGGCGCAAAAGTAACGCAACGGCTGCAAAAACAACTTACAGTGCTATGGGTGCGCCGCTTCCTTTGGCGGGTCGGCGCCGCCTTGTAAGCCCTAGCGCTTCACGCACTTGCTTGTGTCTGGAACTGGCTGGCTCAAAAGTTTGGTCATCGAAATCACCTTCCTTTTGAATCAGTTTAACTAGGAGCCTTGAACAGTATAGCAAATCGGTGCGCCGCTGTCAATTTATTAACGCATAACAGGGAGGTGAAAGAGTGCCTGAACCGTGGACTGGTCGATTGATCGGCAGAATGCACAACAACGAAGTCACGCTGGAACAGCTTGCGGAACGTCTGGGATGGACAAAGAGCTATTGCTCCTTGATCCTGAACAGCAAGCGCAAGCCGCGCGGCATCCGCGAGAAGATGGAAGCCGCTGTCAGCGAACTGATTAAGGAAAAGGAGGACAAAACGGCATGAACAACGACAAAAAGCCCAGCCGCAAGCACGACTGGACTACAACAAGAATTCTGGCTTTGACGCTTTGCATTCAGGTTGCAACACTTGTTTTGCAGATCGTCAATCTGGTGCGAAAGCTTAGAGGATAAGCGCAAGGAGGCGAGCAACCGTGAAGAATCACGAAATTCAGTTCATCGCTCTTTGCATTCAGATTTTGGCTTTGGTGGTCATTTTACTAAAGAAATAATCATGGATGCAATGGCAACACCGATTGCAAGGAGATCATAAAGCCGGTCAATTTGCTTTTCTTTTGCTTGTTCGCGGTCTTTGATTTCCTGCTTTTGCTGGCTTTCTTCAAACTGCTGGCGCAGCTGCTTCAAATCTTCCGCATACCGCCGCTGTACCTCATACAGTGTAGGCTGCTGCGAGACTTGCGGACTGGAATAATTCACTTTGCTGGCGTTCAGAATGCGCTCTAATTCATCTGTACGCTGGTTCATGGATCCACGCTGATTCATTTTTTCACCCCCTTCCGCTCAAGTATAGCACAGGAGGGGCAGAGTACAAGGAGGACAAAACAGAACTATGACAGACATCATCTTATCCACCCAGAACGGCGAGCCGGTAGCATCCAGCCGCCAGATTGCCGAGAGCTTTGAGAAGAACCACCGCGATGTTTTGCGGGCTGTTGACGGTCTGAAAGAAGATGTGCGCAATTTTGCGCAGATGTTTTTTGAGACGGAAGCCCCGGACAGCTACGGCAGACCGCAGCGCACTTACCTGATGAACCGTGACGGCTTTACGCTGCTGGCGATGGGCTTTACCGGCAAGGCCGCGCTGGAGTGGAAGCTGAAGTACATCCAGGCGTTCAACGAGATGGAGAAGCAGCTGGCACAGCGCCCGCAGCTTTCCCGGGCTGAACTGATGGCGCAGGCTCTGATTGCCGCCCACGATGAACTGGAGCATAAAGACCGGCAGATCGCGGAACTTACGCCCAAGGGCATCTTTGCAGACGCGGTAAACGCCAGCAAGAAGAGCATCCTTGTGGGCGAACTTGCAAAGCTGCTGTGCCAGAACAGCGTGCAGATCGGGCAGAACCGGCTGTTTGTCTGGATGCGCGAGCACGGATACCTCATCAGAGACCCCAAGCGCAGCGACTACAATATGCCCACGCAGCGCGCCGTGGAGCAGGGTCTGTTTGAGATCAAGGAGACCACCGTGGTGCACTCCGATGGGCACACCAGCATCAACAAGACCCCCAAGGTGACCGGAAAGGGGCAGATCTACTTTGTGAACCTGTTTTTGAAGCGGTAAAGCCACGGCGTGGCGCAAGGATACAAACTTATTTTGGAGGTTACTATGAAAAAACTGCATGTGAAAGCTACGTTTATTGAGCCGGTGCTGGGCACATGGCCCGCAAACCCCAATGTGGCCCGCGAGTTTATCGCCAGCAAGTCGCCGGATGCTGCAACCATCGAGGATGAAGTGGCGGCTCTTGGCCCTGATGCGGTAGCTGACAAGGGCATGACCGTTTTCCCGCGTGACCCGGACGGCAATCCGATTTTTTACGATTACCAGATCAAAGGTATGTTTAAGGATGCTTGCGGAATGCTTTCCCGCATCGGCGGCAAGACCGAGACTGGCAAGAAGAAGTCCGTGAACGAAAGCGGCAAGCTGACTGCTTACAAGAAGGTCATTGACGGCCTGATCTTCATTCAGCCCCGCATGATCCCGATTTGGGTCAACGGCGAAATTGGCGAGTGCCAGCGCCCGCTTCGCGCACAGACCGCACAGGGAGAGCGCGTGAGCCTTGCCAACAGTGAGGAAATCCCGGCGGGCAGCACCTGCGAGTTTGACGTGACCCTTCTTGACGACAGCCACGAAAAGGTTGTGCGTGAATGGTTGGATTATGGAATTTTGCGCGGCATCGGCCAGTGGCGCAACAGCGGAAAGGGCCGCTTTACCTACACTGCCTATGAGGTGAATGCCTGAGAGCAAGGGCATGGCGGTGCATAGCAATGCAACGGCATGGCATTGACGGCCCTGATTCGCGGAGGCATTGCACCGCAAGGCCTGGCTTGGCGAATCAAGGCGCAGAATTGCAACGGAAAAGCTCTGCATTGAGTTGCAAAGGCAGAGCAAGGCTCGGCGGTGCGATGGCATAGCATCGCGAAGCACAGCAAAGGCAAGGCACGGCGGTGCAAAGCAAAGGCTATGAGGTGAACTGCTGTGCAGTGGCAGTGCACAGCGATGCAAGGCGAAGGAATGGCAGAGAAAAGCGCTGATGTGATTTGCGAAGGAAAAGTGGTGCACCGTAACGATTTGCTGCGGCAAGGATTTGCTGCGGATTCATTGGCACGAAAGTGAAAGCATAGCAACGCGAAGAAATGCAAGTCAGCCGGAGCGGCTGAAGCACATCAAAGAAAAGAGGTTGAAGAAACATGATGAAGGTCATACAGGGCACCTTCCGGCAGATTCCGTACTGGAAACTTCGGGGCCGGTTCCACAGCTGCGGATACCGCGATCAGGAAGTCGCTAAGTATATCGGCATTGGCCGGGACACCATGAGCGGCAGGATGCAGGGGCACAATCCGTGGACAAGCGCAGAGATCACAGCAATGTGTGAACTGCTGGACATCCGACAGGATGAGATCGGGGAACTGTTTTTCCCCTCACTTGAGAAAGGAGAATCCGCATGAAGCTCAAATCTACTACTTACTACTGGTTGGCTGCCATTTTTGGCGGCGTTGGAATTGGCACAGCTATGGGCGCAGAGGGCACCGCTCAGACCACCGGATACATCTCCGGCGCACTGTTTGCTGTGTCGCTGGTGCTGATTCTGGCCGCTGTTCTTCTGGCTCGTCTTGGCTTTGCCGCAGAGGACAGGGAGAAAGCCGCAAAGCGGCGCAAGTACGGCAAGATCAACCGCACCCACGCCCGCAACCCGGAGTACCCGGAGAATCAGGAGCGTGGGGCGATGACGGCCAAAGAGTACGTTGAGGGCAAAGTAAAGTCCTACACGCGGCTTGCCGAACGTTGCAGGCGAGAAGCCGAAGCCTCAGATGACATGTTGTCCGGGCTGGATACTCCGCACGAGCAAACGTCTGGGAGATGTGCGCCGAAGAAATGGACAACGTGCGGGAGATGCTGCAAGAGGAATCTGAGGAGATCACGTATGCCTGACACTGTCCACCATGTCATGTGGTACACCGTGTACGATGCAAAAACTGGCAATCTTCTTACATCCGGCACATCTGATATGTGCGCCCGGCGTCTTGGCTATAAAAGTGCAAACAGTTTTGCATCCTCGGTTTATCATTGCCGCAAGAAAAAGAGAAAGCCGCACAAGTATCCTTTTTTCAAGAAGTCATAAAGCGCGATGAGGTGGACAGTCTGCCGCCGATACGCCGCAAAAAAAGAAGAGCCTGCCCGTGCGCCAACACGGACAAGCCAAAAGGGTGATGAGTCTATCCGCCCATCACCACAAAAATACCACAACGTGCGGCAAACCGCAAGGAGGTAAAACGTGAAAACCTTAATTTTTATCGTTCTGTGCGCAAACCTTGGGTACATCGCCCTTGGCTGGCGGCACAATAACAGGAGGTGAGCGGATGGCGCTTTTAAAGGTCTATGATGTTACCAAAAAGCAGCCGGATGACCTTGTTTCATCGCAGAATATCGCAGACGTTTCGGACGCGATCATCATTGCTGACGAACTTGTAAAGCGAGAGCCCGCCTATTTGTACAAGGTATTTGATTCCAGCATGAATGTTGTTTATATGAGGTGAATTTTTATGCAAAGCGATTCACAAAAGCGCCTTGCAAGGCGTGCCAATATCAAGGAACTTTCCAACAAGGCCGAGGGCATCTATTACTACATCAAGCCGCAAAATATGCTGTTCAGGCTTATCAGTGCTGGCAATGAACTTGCCAGCTCAATCAACGGCGCAGTGGCATATTTCACACATTTTGCACAGAACGGCAGTATGGATGACACCGCGAGCCGCGAGGTCATAGACCGCATCTATCGCAAGGTGGGCAGCATGATGTGCGATATCGACATCATCCACGCTGCAGGCGGTGCAGAAATCATGCCTGAACCGTATGAAAGCATAGATTTTTGTTACATGATTGAGTTCCGCACCCTTCTGCGGGAAGCAGTTATCAATGGTCTTCCGGATGATTACAAAGGCGTGCAGCAGAACCCGACACAGATCAGCCTCATAAAGCCGAGCGTTGCGTACAATGTCGCAATCCCGGACGAGTATGATGACCCGTTTTTTGACCAGTTTGTCCGCAAAGAAGAGCAGCGAGACCGGAAAATCGTATTCCGGTGCACAAAGTCAGAGCTTGACGCTATCAAGCGTTATGCACATATCATCGATGTAAAATACACTGAGGAGGAGATCCATCATGCCTGAGACCAAAATCGAAAAGACCCCTGTTGAGCAGCTTCAGAAGCCCGCAGCGCCCGCCGAACCCCTTACTCCTGTCAATCCCCCTGCCGCTCCCGCACAGCGCGCCCTCTCCTACGCCGAGAAAGTGCAGGGTTTGACCACAGACGAACGCATCTGGCAGTTGGCAAAATCTAAGGCCGTTGCACTGTCCAATCTGCCGGACGGCTGGCTGCCCAAGACCTACGCGGGAAACGTTGGTGCCTGCGCCATTGCCTGCGATATGGCACAGCGCATGGGCACCACCGAACTGTTTGTGATGCAGAACCTTTACGTCGTCTACGGCCAGCCCACTTGGAGCGGCAAAAGCTGCAAAGCACTTATCGACAACAGCGGACAGTTTGCAGGGCGTTCCCGCTATCGCATGGAAGGTCAAGAGGGCACGGACGCATGGGGCTGCCGCCTGATCGCCGTGGACAAGCTGACCGGCGAAAAGGTAGAAGGGCCGAAGGTCACGGTGCAGATGGCAAAGGATGCAGGATGGTGGAACAAAAACGGCAGCTACTGGCCGAAGATGACCGAGATGATGCTCAAGTACCGCGCCGCCGCATATTTTGCCCGCGCTGAGTGCCCGGAAGTGCTGATGGGCGCAAACATCGACTACGAGGCAGGAGTTGGCGACAGCGCAGAGGAGGAACCGAAACATGCTTAACGTTGTAGCAATCATGGGTCGCCTTGTGGCAGACCCGGAACTCCGCACCACCACGAATGGCGCCAACGTGTGTACCTTCCGCATTGCCTGCGAGCGCAGCTATACCCCGAAAGGCCAGCAGCGTCAGGCTGATTTTGTGGATATCGTGGCATGGGGCAAGACCGCCGAATTTATCTGCAAGTTCTTCCAGAGGGGCAGCATGATCGCCATTGATGGCAGCCTGCAGACCCGGAATTATCAGGACAAGCAGGGCAACAAGCGCACGGCGGTGGAGGTTCTGGCAAACAATATCAGCTTTGCAGGCGCAAAGGCGGCAGATAAGCCCGCTGCACGCGATTTTGACCAGCAGACGCAAACTTACACCCACGAAGCAAAAACCGCACAGAGCGCCCCGCAGCCCGCCCAAACGCAGGGCAGCATGGACGACTTTTCCGTGATCTCGGACACCGACGACCTACCGTTCTGATTATGGGTAAAACCGATTTATTCGCAGAGCGGCTGAAAGAGCTGCGCAAACTAAGTGGTGATTCCCAAAGAAAACTTGGGAAAAAGCTTTTTGTTTCGCAGGTCACCGTTTCCTGTTATGAGCATGGGCGAGCAAGACCGAGTTTTGAAACGTTGGTGGCTATATGCAAACTATACGGAACATCATCCGACTACTTGCTTGGGTTGACAGATGATGACCCATCCGACGAGTTCAGAAAGAACCGGCATTGACATAAACAAAAACTAAGGAGGAAATGCAAACAATGAGCGTAAAAGGCTATAAGGTGTTCAATCCCGACTGGACGTGTCGCGGCAAACAGTATTCTTGCCCGGGAACCTTTGAAGAATTTATAAGTCCGTCTGTCTGCAATGTGGGGATGCACTTTTGCAAAAATGCCGCCGACTGCTTCCGTTACTATGAATTTGACCCGAACAACCACGTTGCTGAAGTAATCGCCCACGGCACGGTTGAAGAGGGCGATAATAAGTGTGCAACGAACAAGTTGGAAATCGTGCGGGAAATCCCTTGGGCTGAAGTCCTTGAGATCGTGAACACAGGAAAAGCTTGCACTGGATGTTGCAACAGCGGCAACCGGAACAGCGGCAACTGGAACAGCGGCGACTGGAACAGCGGCGACTGGAACAGCGGCAACTGCAACAGCGGCAACCGGAACAGCGGCAACCGGAACAGCGGCAACTGGAACAGCGGCGACTGGAACGCTACATCCTTTTCCAATGGCTGCTTCAATACGGTATCGCCCAAAATCTATATGTTCAACAAGCCTACTGACTGGACGTTTGAGCAGTGGTTTAACTGCCGTGCCCGGCGTTTGCTGAACGAAATTGACGATTGCCCGCTTGAGTACGTCTATCTGTCTGATATGACCGATGAAGAAAAGGCGGCGCACCCTGAAGCTGAAACGACTGGCGGTTATCTGAGAAAACGCACCACAGCGGACAACGCCCGGAAGTGGTGGGCGGGGCTTAGTGCCGATGATCAAAACGTTATCCTCAGTTTGCCGAACTTCGACGCGGCGATTTTCAAAGAAATCACCGGGGTTGACGTAAGCAAAGACTGACACATCTCAAGAGCTGTGCTATCTGGTTATACGGGCGTGCGGAAGGAGGTGAATACATACGGCTACAGGGAAAAGATACTACTGGCTAAAGCTCAAAGACAGCTTCATGCGGTCCGACGCGGTGGATTTTCTCATGGGTCAGAAAAACGGCGCAAACTATGTGGTTCTGTACCAGATGCTCTGCCTTATGACTATCAACACAAACGGCAGGCTTTCGCGGCAGATCGGTGAAGTGATCATTCCGTATGACGTGGGCAAGATTCAGCGCGATACTAAGTGGTTTTCTACCGATACGGTGCGTGTCGCGCTGGGACTTTACGCGAAACTTGGGCTGATTTATCAGGAAAAAGACGGCACGTTGGTGCTTGCAAACCACTCGGAAATGGTCGGAAGCGAAACCGATTATGCAGCACAAAAAAAGTTGCAAAGAACGAACCAGCGTCAAATTGATGCAGAACACTGTGGACAATGTCCACAGGATGTCCACACAGACGTCCACAAAAATGTCCATACAGATATTAGAGATAAGATAGTAGATATAGATAAGTCGTCGTCATCTAAAGATGACTCCTCCTATACATGGACGAGGACGACGAAATCTCTAGTGGATTTTTTTCGGGAGAATATCGGCAAGCTGAGCAAGACCGGAGAAAAAGAACTAACCGGCTACATAGAGCGCATGGGCGCAGATCTTGTGTGCGCTGTCATGGACAAGTGTGCGGATCTGGGCGGCGGCAGCTGGGCGTATGTCCGCAAGGCGCTGGAAGAAGCGGAAAGACTTGGCTGCAAGACCGTTGCGGAGTATAACCAGCTATGCCCTATTGGCGGCAGCCGGGCAAAAGGCACACGCGTAGACAGAGCACAGCCATCCGGCAACGATATTTTAAGCCCGGAGTTCATGGCACGCAGCCGGGAACGACTGCGGAAAAGCAAGAAAGGGGCAGATGACCTTTGACAAATCCTTGCTGCAAAGACTGCCCAGACCGGCACCCTGCATGTCACGACCACTGCCCGCAGTTTGCCGCTTGGCGCAAAGAGCACGCCAAAGAGACGGACTATAACCGGCAAATGACCGTGTCCGGCAAGGTCTACCACTACGGCTACGATGACAAGCACCGGGAACGTGGCAAGAAAAAGTATTTCGGACAAAACGGAGGAGACAAATGAAAGTTTTAGTTGCTTGCGAGGAATCACAAGAAGTTTGCAAAGCTTTCCGGGCAAAAGGCCACGAAGCCTACTCCTGTGATATTCAAGAGCCGTCCGGTGGCCATCCTGAATGGCATATCCTTGGGGACGCGGTTCCGCCTTTGAGGGGGGGGGGGCAACTTGTAACCATGGACGATAAATGCCATTACATCGACGCATGGGATTTGCTCATTGCACACCCGCCCTGCACATATTTGAGCAATGCGGGCGCAAGACACCTATGGAAAGGCCATGTGCTTCAATCCGACCGTGTTATGAAAGGAATTGAGGGCCGCGATCTTTTCATGCGATTCTGGTGGGCGGACATACCGAGAATTTGTGTGGAGAACCCAATTCCCAGCAGAGTTTTCTGCCTGCCGCCATATACACAAGCCATCCAGCCGTATGAATACGGCCATCCATACAGCAAGAAAACCTGTCTTTGGCTCAAAAATCTGCCGCCACTATTCCCGACAGATATTGTGGAGCCTGTGGCTACATGGTGTCCGTCTGGATCTTACTCGCACAAGCATGGTGAGCAGCACAAGGGAATGTTTACCACTGACCGTGCAAGGAACCGCGCAAAGACTTTTCCGGGCGTTGCAAAGGCAATGTCCGAACAATGGGGGTAAGCAGATGAAGCCAAAAACTAAATCGGAGCTGATGGCAGAATGGGCAAACCAGCCGGATCAGCTCAAAAAAGAACGGGAGGCCAAGGCCGTCCGCAAGGCGATGGACGATGCTCGCGCCGTGATTCAGGATGGCCTGACCCGGTATGTCAAGAAAAAGACCAAAGCCCGCAGCATGGCAAAGGCTGAATCTGACCCCTTTGCTGAGCTGGAAGGCTGGGAAAGCATGGAGCAGATCCAGGATGCCTACGGCTATGGCGAGATTACAGCCGACAGGCGGGACAAGCTCACCGACTTGTGGGAAGCCCGGGAAGCTGCCAAGAACAGCCGCAAGGGCTCGGACAAGTACACCGACCTTGTGACGGAGATGCTGGAGACAGCCATCCGCCGGGTGGGCAATGAGTACGCAGATATGCTGTTTGAGTATGACCGGCAGCGCCGGGAAGCTGAAAAGCAGTGCGAGCAACTGGCAATGGAAGGGATGATGAAAAAATGACCGACATTGAAAAATCAATTGCCAAGCTCCAGAGGTGCTTTCCGGGAAGTTATATTACTGACCGGAACGAGCTTATTGTCCATCCGAGGACAAACCAGTATATTATTCTGGAAAACATCGGAACGGAAGATGCCATCAAGGCCAAAGTGCTGGAGTGGCTTTCACGGGCGGCATTTAAAACCGCACCATATTCACAGGAGTGGAGAAATCGAAAGTTCCACAAATATATGAGGGACGGCATCAATGCTTTTCTGGATACCGATTTCTCCGAGGATGATATGGAGTTGATTTACACCTACATGGGGCTTGCCTGCGACCGTTGGCTGACGCTCATGTTTATCGACCACGACATGAGCATCGAGTGGCTGAAGGAGCACGTGTCATGAAGCTAACCCTTTACGGTGACCCCCGCACAAAGAAAAACAGCGCACGCATCCTGCAAGGGAGCGGAGGACGGCGCTTTGTAGCCCCAAGCGCGGCGTTTGAGGAATACCAGACCGGATGCCTGTGGCAGATACGCTCCCCGCCTGAGCCTATTTCCGCCCGCGTGAACGTGCGGTGCGTGTACTACATGGCTACCAGGCGCAAGGTTGACCTTGCAAACCTAATCGAGGCCACCTGCGACATACTGGTAAAGGCCGGTATGCTGGCAGACGACAACAGCCGCATCGTTGCCGCCCACGATGGCAGCCGGGTGGATTACGACAAGAAAAACCCAAGAGCTGAAATTTGGATCGAAGAAATGGAGGATAAAAATGGATGAAACAATGACAGGCGTTTTCAAGTGCAGATGCTGCGGAGCGGAAATCAAGGAAAAGACAAGCGTTACAAGGTCTGTTGCTTGGGCAATCAAAGATATGAAAGATGATTCTTGCGATCTTCAATCGACTACCGCTATCCCAAAATCATCTTTACCGGAGCGGTTTGTCATTCACTGGTGCGAAAAGACAAGATTTTGCGTCTGCGATCTTATCGGATGGGAAATAGAGGAGGGAGACAATGACCCGCACATGGACACCTGAAAGCGAGCAGCCAAAGCCGAGCGCCGGCGTGGACTACCATGAAGTAAAGGCGTGGTTCCAGCAGTGCCGGGATATGGCTGCGGCGGTTGAAGCCCAAAAACAGAAGATCCAGCGCATCCGGGAAGTTGCCGAAAAGACCACCCCAAGCCTGAACGGGATGCCCGGCGGCGGTGGTGCCGGTGACAAGGTCGGGCTTGCTGCAGCAGATATCACGGACGAGCAGCGCCGTCTGCAGCAGATGGAAACAGACCTTTGCCTGCTGCGCATTGAGGCCACCCGGCGGGCGTACTGTATCACGGCAAGCAAATCCAGCAAAAAACAGGCTGACTGCCTGTGCCTGTACTACGTCAAGAACAAAAAGCAGCGCGAGGTCTGCGAGGAGCTGGGGCTTTCGGAAGAAAACCAGGTCTCCATCTACATCAAGTGGGGCAGCATCTATCTGGCAGAGATTTGGGACAGCTTCGGCAATGTTGCACAAACCGCACAAAACCCGCCCTGATTTTTTGCAATGCACCTTCATACTGCAAATATCCAAATGACACAGGCATTGTGCTAAAATTGGTATAAGCGGAATCGCCGAAAGCGATAAGACGCTTGCCACGCAGTCTCCGAAACGAATCCCCCCGAAATGCTTCCTCCCAAGGCTTGACCGGCATTTTTCTTCCTCTCGTTTCGCGGGCTGCTTCTATGCCGTTATAGCTCAACTGGCAGAGCGCCGCCCATTTAAGGCGGGACAACGCTGGTGACACATCTCGGACATCACTGCGCACTTAACCAATGCGCATATACAGACTTGATGGTGCCGGTTCGAATCCGGTTAACGGCTCTGACACGCTGCTCTCCCGAAGCAGCGACCACCTGACGCATGGGCTGACATCCCGATTGTGGCTGCGTGTAGAGTGGCAGGGTATCCTTACCTGTCCTCACAACCTCCGCACGCACCGGAGGCCACATAATCCGTACACCGGTTTCCATAAACCCCCGGCAGGATGTGCGTCAACAGAACCAGCATGGAAACGTGCTGGTTTTTCTTTTGTTATATGCCGCCTGAGCGCAGTTTGGAGCGCGGCGCGTGTGTGTAGACACGGCTGGTTCGATTCCAAGGGCGGCTAGCGTGATTTTAGAGTGTCCACTGTGGACACTTTTGGAGAGGAGGCATACAAATGTTTGAGCGCTTGAAAGAACTGATTTGCGACATGGCAAAGTTTTTGACGCGTCTCGGCGCTGGCCTTATCCTCTCGGCCTTACCGATCAGCAACAAAGAAAGCCACTTTGTGCGCTATGCGCGGCGTTTCGGTTTCCGTGCAGACCACACAAAACGCGAGCCTCGGGCAGAGATCGGAGGCCGTGGCTGTATCCAAGGAGCGCGGCCTGTTATCCGCGCAGATTAGCAAAAGCTGCTGATCCAATTTATTCCGAAAATATTTTTACCCGCCTGTTATGAATGATGTTCACCGTGCATTGCAGGCGGGCATTCTTTTACGCTGCGTTAGCTCAACCGGCAGAGCATCCGGCTCATAACCGGGTAGTTGCAGGTTCGATTCCTGCAAGCGGCATGATATATTCCCGTAGTTCAAGTGATGGAACAGCGGTCTCCAAAACCGCAGGCTGCAGGTTTGAGCCCTGCCGGGAATGCCATTTGCGTACCCTGTGAGGGGGCTGCGCAGATAGCGGGGCATTCGGCCGCGAAAGTTCCGGATGCAGCGGCGCTCCACCGTTTACGTTGTCCGAGAAACTGAATGTATACCGGGAGCGCCCGGGCGGTTTTTATTTTGCAGGGAGGTGAGCGGATGGCACGAAAAAAGAAAGCGATGGATTTTTCTTCCCTCGACCTGAACCTTGATGCACTGGGCGACTGGGGCGGCGGTGCGAAAGGCAGAGCCAAAGACAGGCGCAAGCTATACGTTGCAAACCGCCGGAATATCCGGCTGTATAACAGGCGTACCGGAAAGGGCAAGCGCTACGCAAAGCCCGGTACACGTGATCTGGAGTTCTGAGAGGAGTAAGGCATGGCACGGCGTAAGATAGACCCGGAGGCGGGACGTGCCACGCAGTTTAAAGCAGGCGGTAAACAGGCACAAACCGCAAAAAAAGGCGGCATTGCAAGCGGCGTGGCAAAACGGAAGGCAAAGACCCTATCCTCCATTGCATCGCAGATCGCCGCAGCACCCATCACCAACAAGAAAAATCTCAAGCAGCTTGAGACGCTGGGCGTGGATACGGCAGAGGGCGTGACCAACAACGCACTGATCTCTGCCGGTGTTTACATGGCAGCCGCCAGCGGCGATATGAAAGCCGTAGAGAAGTGGGAGGAATGGACAGAAGCCAGCAGCGCCGCCGGGGAAAGCAGCTTTGAGTTGCCCGCCCGGTGCATTGGCAAAGCGTTTGTTGACCTGAACCGCCACATAGAGCCCAACCGCTCCTACATATTCAAGGGCGGACGTGGTTCTACAAAATCCTCCTACATCAGCCTAAAAATCATCGAGATTTTGCGTTGCAATCCAGAGATGCACGCTTGTGTCTGCCGCAAAGTCGGCGGCACCATGCGTGACAGCGTATATGCACAGATCAAATGGGCAATACACGAACTGCGGCAAGACAACCGATACAACTGCAAGGTATCGCCTATGGAGATCACAGACAACGTGACCGGGCAGATCATCTACTTCCGAGGACTGGACGACGAGACCAAAATCAAGTCCATCAAGCCGCCTTTTGGTGCAATCGGCATTCTATGGGTAGAGGAAGCAGATCAGATGGACGGCGCAGAACAACTGCGCAGCGTCCGGCAGTCCGCACTGCGCGGAGGAGATGCCTACGAGTTCATGAGTTACAACCCCCCGGCGGCTGCCCGCAACTGGATGAACCGCTTTGTGCTGGAACAACACGAAGACACCGTTGTTCACAATTCCTGCTATCTGGATGTGCCGGAAGAGTGGCTTGGAGCGTTTTTCTTACAGGGAGCAGAAGCCCTGAAGGAAAACAACCTGATCGCCTATAAGCACGAATACTTGGGCGAGGTGACCGGCTGCGGCAAGGAAGTTTTTACCAACATCCGGGCAGAAAAGATAGACCCCGCAAGGTTTGAGCGCAAGTATCACGGCATTGACTGGGGCTGGTATCCTGACCCCTTTGCCTATAACTGCATGAGTTACGACGCAGCCCGCAAGACCCTGTATATCTATGACGAGATCACCGTGCGGCGCACACGCAACGAGGATACGTTCAAGATGCTGCAAGACCGGCACGTTATGGAGCACCCGGAGAGCGAGCGACTGACCGCAGACAGCGCGGAAAACAAAAGCTGCACCGACTTTACCGCATGGGGCATCAAGTGCCTGCCCGCTATAAAAGGCCCCAACAGCGTGGGGCAAGGCGTGAAGTGGCTGCAAAGCCTGACCGCCATCGTGATAGACCCGGTGCGATGCCCGGACACCCTTAAAGAGTTTACCGAGTACGAGTATGACGCGGACAAGAACGGCGATCCACTGCCAGGCTACCCCGACCACGATAACCACCACATAGACGCTACACGATACGCCATGGAACTTGTGTGGCACAAGCCCGGAAAATAAGGAGCAAAGCAAGTGAGAACATACCAAGACCTTGAAGCGGTGCAGAACGACCCCGCAGCCAAAACCGCTTTTGTGCAAAGCTTTATTGCCGAGCACGTCACAAGCGCCCCAGTGCGTACCGCTGAAAAGGCTGATAAGTACGATAAGCAGCTGAACACCGGCGTAGACGATTTTCTGGACGCGCTTGCTGATATCGATTACAAGCTGAACGGCATCACCAAGAGAGCCCGCCCGGAGACCGTAAAAAGCAACTCCTTCCACAGGCTCAACGTGCAGCGCGTGGCGTACAGCCTTGCAAACGGCATCACTCTGCCGGGCGAGGACAACGCAAAGGCAAATCTGGGCGAAAGTTTTGACGAGCAGCTTTACCGACTGGGCTACCTTGCCTGCATCCACGGGGAAAGCTTTGGCTTTTGGAACAACGACCATCTGGACGTGTTCAAGTTGACCGAGTTTGGGCCCCTGTATGACGAGCAGGACGGCACCATGCGTGCGGGTATCCGGTTCTGGCGATTGCAGCCGGACAAGCCCATGCACGCAGTTTTGTACGAGGAGAGCGGCTACACCCGCTACACCGAGGACAGCAAGGGCGAGCGCCTGTTGCATCAGTACGGAGAGCAGCAGCCTTACAAGACCACCACGACCACAACCCCCGCCGGGGACGAGATCGTAGAGGGCGAGGGCTACGGAACGCTGCCCATTGTGCCGTTGTGGGGCAGCAGCGCCAAGCAAAGCACGCTGGTCAATCTCAAGGGTTATATTGACAACATTGACCTGATCGTCAACGGCTTTTGCGACGATCTGCGCGAATGTGCTCAGGTGTACTGGCTGATTTCCAACTACGGCGGCATGAATGATGCTGACCTGCGCAAGTTCATGCAGCGGCTGCGCTTCAACCACGCCGCCAACGTGGACAACGCCGGAGACAACGGCGGCAGTGTGCAGCCCTACACGCAGGAGATTCCCACACAGGCGCGGGAGACCCTGTTGCAACGACTGCACAGTTCCCTGTATGAGGATTTCGGCGGTCTGGACGTGCATTGCGTGAGCGCAGACAGCACCAACGACCATCTGGAAGCGGCCTATCAGCCGCTGGACGAGAACGCCCGGGACTTTGAGCAGCAAATCACCAAGTTTGTGCGTCAGGTGCTCAAGATCGCCGGTCTGCCGGATGCAAAGCCGCAGTACACCCATGTGCGCATCTCCAACACCAAGGAGCAGGTGGACATGGCGATTGCGGAAGCGACCATCATCGGCAACGAGATGGCAATAGAACTGCTGCCCAACCTGACGCAGGAGCAGAAAGAGCAGGCAAAGGCTGCGCTGATGGCAGAGAGCGCAACGCGGGAGACCACAGACGAGGACGAGGAGGACGAAGAAGGTGGAAAACCTTAAAATCCCGGTTGAAGGAAGGGTTGACGTTGACTTCACCGATGAAGCAAAAGATCTTTTGAAGAAATTTGTTAAGGCAACTGAAAAAGCTTGCAATCAAATTATATGGCATGAAATCAAAAAAGAAGGGCTTCCTCCCCGCCACAAAAAGGGTGAATTTGAGGAGTATCTCATCACGGTTTGCTACGCTGATACGAGAGAAGATCAAGAAAAAGGTGTTTTTTCGAAATCAATAACGACAAGCGGACATTACGATGACGCTTTAGGATGGGTGCGCGACTGGCAAGAATATGTCAGGATTGTAGATTATGAATACGCCGAAGTTACACACTGGGCGGAATTGCCAAAGCCTGCTGTTGGATTTAGTGAGTGATGAATGAGCGATGAACGACCTTGACCGCATCTCCACCCGGCAGCTGAACAGGCTGCGCCGCCGCATTTTGCGGGTCTATGGCACCGCCCGCCGGGAAATGACCGAGCAGCTGACCGAGTTTCTGGAGCATTATCAGAAGCTGGACGCCTACAAGCGGGCGCAGCTGGAAGCTGGGAAGATCACCGAGAGCGACTATCGCACATGGCTGCGCAATCAGGTGTTTCAGTCCGAGATGATGCACCAGAAGCTGGACAACATCACCCAGACGTGCACCACAGCCCAGCAGACGGCGTACAAACTGGCGCGGGATGAACAGTACGATATCTTTGCCCTTGGCGCAAACTGGGCGTTCTACGAACTGGAACAGGCCGCAGGCGTGGCGTTCAACCTGACCTTGTACAACACGGAAGCGGTCAAGCGGCTGCTGTTGGAAAACCCCAAGCTGGTGCCCAACAAGCGCATCAAGAGCGAAAGCAACCGCACCTACGACGCCCGGGTGTTCAACCGGTACGTCATGCAGGGCATCATACAGGGCAAAAGCGTCCATGACATTGCGGTGCAGGCTGTGCAGGGCATGGCAGACACCGAGGTGCACTGGGCGATGAACAACGCCATCACAGCCCTTACCGGCGCGCAGAACGCAGGGACGATGCAGCAGCTGCGCAACGCGCAGGCTTTGGGCATTGAGGTACAGAAGCGCTGGAACAGCACGTTGGACTACCGTACCCGCGAGATGCACCGGCTGCTGGATCAGGAGACCGCCGATCTTGACAAGCCGTTCAAGGTGCAGGGCTACGAGATACAGTACCCCGGAGACCCCAACGCAGCGCCGGAAATGGTTTATCACTGCCGTTGCAAGGTGACCGGGGCGCTTGTGAAGTACCCACGGCAGAACGCCCAGCGGCGGGACAACACGACAAAAGAGGTCACATCTGACCTGACCTATACCGAGTGGTACAAGGCAAAGGGCGGCACGGAAGCCGAACAGATGTGGTGGGCGGAAGAACGAAAACGCAGAAAGGAGAGCGCCAAGAATGAGTAAACGTGGCTCTGGAAGTTCCACAAGGGCAAGTGGTGGGAAAACTACGCTTGATGAATTTCTTGCAAAGCGCGGTTTAAGTTCACCTATCAGCGACTATATGGATGATAAACTGCGTATTCCTCATGGCTTGACACGCAGACAGACCGAGAAAATGCAAAAAGAAGCCCATGAAGCCGCTGCACAATATTCCGCAAAAAGAGAAGCTGCTATTGCAGAATACAAAGCGGGCGTTGCATCTGGCGCAATCAAAGAAAAAAGCCGTGTTGAAGTTTTGATGGACAAGGCAAAGGGGCATCCCGACAACCCATCAACGCAGGCCGCACGGCGTGCGTTGGAAAAGCGTGGTTACAACTGGAAAACAGGGCGAAAACTCAAGAAAAAGTAAAGTTTGGAGGGATGAACCGTGATTCTGCCGATGGAAAACACCGAGAAAATGATTTTTCCGGGCGTGGGTAAGTATGGAATCACCGAAATAAAGCCAGAAACGGACATCCGCATTGACAAGCTAGAATGGATCCCGGTCAATTATGCGCTGACCGCCAAAGACAAGGCCACAAAAGGTGTGCACTTTTACAAGGACGATTACCAGTTTGAACGGTTCTGGAACAACCCAGACAAATACATTCCCCTTTTGCAGCAGTTCGGTGCGGTATGTTCGCCGGACTTTTCTTTGTACAGTGATATGCCGCTTGCGGTGCAGCTTTTCATGCACTACAAAAAGCACTGGCTGGCCGCATACTGGCAGGCGCACGGAATCCGCGTCATTCCAACGCTCTGCTGGTGCGGAGAGCAAAGCTATGACTGGTGTTTTGACGGAGAGCCCAGAAACGCCATCGTGAGCATTTCGAGCCACGGCACACAATCTGACCCATACGAAGCAGAATGTTTTGCCAAGCACTGCCGCAAGGCGCTGGAAGTGCTGCAACCAAGCGGTATTTTGTGGTATGGCAAGTGTCCGGCAGAATTCGACTGGAATGTCACAAAAATTAAGCCATTTCAATACGAAAGGAGGCACTATCGTGAGTAAAAGAGGTTCGGGTAGCTCTGCGAGAGCGGGCGGTTGGAACGCCAACGAACACGAGTTTGAATCTGAGGCAAAGAGAACCGCCGTTGTTGTGGACAGTTCGAGATACAAGAAAACGCATAACGATGTTGTGTCTTTTGTGAAAGAGCAAGTTGGCGTTGATCTCAACAAATATCGAAGTGGCGATGGTTCCTCTCCGTCTCACACCACATATTGGGACAAGAGCGGCCCAAAAGTTGCTTTTGATCTAAAGGGCATGACTTCAAGTGACCGCACAAAGCTGATGCAGTTGTCACAAAAGCCGTTTGGAGTAACGGTTGAACAGGGTGGCGCATGGATTGGCTTTGTTTCAAGGAAAAAGAAGAAAAAGTAAATGTGTAAATACTGTGACACAAGCCGTATACACGAAGAAAATATTGTTGACAGTGGCGTTGGCGATTTTTTAAGCATTGGCGTTGATAAATCAAAAAAGGTTTATTTGAGTGCATGGTGCAACGATGAAGCGGTTTGGTATCCCAATTTTTGCCCTGAATGTGGGCGCCCTTTGAAGAATAATCAAAACCATGAAATTTAACTACAACATCAAAGTCACCGACAACACCCCGCAGCTGCATGAAGCTCTGGAAGCGTGGGTGGAGCGTGTGCTGACCATATGGGGCATGAAAGTGCAAGACTATGCGCAGCTGCTTGTGCCAACCGGCACGGCAGACAGCACCGGCATAGAGGGCTATGTTGGCGGTGCGCTGAAAGAATCCATTACCTACGTTGTATCTGCGGCACAAAAGACCGTGACCGTGGGCTCCGCTCTGCTGTATTCGCTCTATGTGGAGTTAGGCACCGGTATTTTTGCAGAGAAGGGCAACGGACGCAAAACGCCGTGGGTCTGGAAGGACTTCAACGGCAAATGGCACTTTACCCGGGGCATGGCTCCCCGCCCCTTCCTGCGCCCGGCAGTAGAAGATCATATCAAAGAACTGCAAGAAATTGCAGTAGAGGAAGGAAAAGGCTGATATCATGGAAGATAGTTATGTAAAATGCCGTGATTGTAAGCATTTCGGGCAACCTGATTGCCCTACGTCATCAAAATGCTTGGCATTTGATGATAGACCGTATTTTGAACCAAAGCAGAAAAAACACAAGCACCATACTTTAATGGGTTCGCTACTGGTATCTTTTCTGGTAACCGGCGCTTTTGCTCTTGTTTTTGGAAGCGACAGCCCGCTTGCTTGGATAGACACGGCAAAAAAGGTTCTGCTTATTGTTGCCATTCTCGCTTTAGAGCTGTTTTTGTTCTGTTTCTTCTATCGAATCGAGTACGGAAGCATGACAAAAGAGGAAAAGGAAAAGCGAATTGACCGATTTAACAAGTATGGATGGTAGAAAATAAGCTAAAACTCAATATCCAGCGGTTGGCGCACAGCGTCAGCCGCTTTTTTATGCCGCTTTCGCACAACTGGCAGTGCTCCCGGCTCATAACCGGGTAGTTGCAGGTTCGACCCCTGCAAGCGGCACCACACCGGCAGCACGTCCGGAAAAATAACCTGATTGCCAAGCATGGCAGCCCAAGCAAGGGCAGAAAGGACACACACATGGCACTCAAAAGAGCAGATATCCGCAAGATTCTGGAAAACGCCGAAACCTCCAACGATGACAAGGCAAAAGCCATTCTGGACGCCTTGCACGAGGAGACCGATGCCCTCCGGGACGAGCTGGATACCGAGAAAAACGCCCGCGTTGCAGCGGAAAAGGAACGGGACGCAGCCAACAGCGGTAAGCAGACCGCAGAGCAGGCGCTGACCGACTACAAGACCCAGCAGACCGCAAAGGAATCAAGAGCCGCCAAGGAATCAAAGTTCCGGGAGCAGCTCAAGGCCGCAGGCGTGCTGGAAAAGTACTTTGACCGCATTGTGCGCTTGTCCGGCGAGGACATCGACAAGATGGAACTGGACAGCAAGGGCAACGTGAAGAACGCGGACAAGCTGGCTGAGAGCCTGAAAACCGATTGGAGCGACTATGTGGGCAGCACCACCACCAAGGGCGCACAGGTGGACAACCCGCCCGCAAACACCGGCTCCAAAATGACCAAAGAACAAATCATCAACATCAAAGACGCAACCGAGCGTCAGGCAGCCATCGCGGCAAATCCTGAAGCGTTCGGACTTGCAGCAAAGGAGTAACACATGGCAGCACCCGAAAATCTGACTACCGCATCTCAGATTACCACCACTATCCGCGAAATCGACTTCGTGACCCAGTTCCAGAAGAATTGGGACGCGCTGCGCACCATTCTGGGCATCTCGCGCCCCATCCGCAAGGCACCCGGCACTAGGCTGGTATCCTACAAAGCCACCGTTGACGGCGGCCTGCAGGGCGGCACCGCTGTGGGCGAGGGCGAGGACATCCCACTGACCAAGACCAAGGTCGAGCCTGTGACCTATGCCGACATCGAACTTGGCAAGTGGGCTAAGGCCGTTTCCATCGAAGCCGTCACCAAGTACGGCGCAGAAGTGGCCGTGGATCGCACCAATATCGCTTTCCGTAACGAGCTTCAGAAGAAGGTTCTGACCGACTTCTACACCTTCCTCAAGACCGGCAAGCTGGTCGGCACGCAGAAGACCTGGCAGCGTGCGCTGGCTATCGCAAAGGGCGCAGTCCTGAAGCGCTTTGCAAACGACAATCTGGACGTGACCGAGGTCGTGGGCTTTGCCAACATCATGGACTTCTACGACTATCTGGGTGACAAGGAAATCACCGTTCAGACCGAGTTTGGTCTGAACTATGTGAAGAACTTCCTCGGCTACAGCACCCTGTTCCTTCTGCCTGACGCTTTCATCGAGCAGAAGAAGGTGATTGCCGTCCCTGTGGAAAACATCGACCTGTACTACGTTGACCCCGCAGACCGCGACTACGCCACCATGGGCGCAAACTACACCGTTTCCGGTGAGACCAATCTGCTGGGCTATCACACCGAGTACAACTACAAGAACGCCACCACCACCAACTACGCCATCATGGGCATGAAGCTGTGGGCAGAGTATCTGGACGGTATCGCGGTCGTGACTGTCGGCGCGTCCAACACCGAGCCTGCCGTTGCGGCGTCTGAACTCGGCGGCTGATACGAAATAAGGAGGTGACCCCGCATGACTGTGCCAGAGCTGTGCGTTTACACGCACAATTTTTTTGACCGGTACGATGACCCCACCGCCGGGGAATTTACCTTTACGGCAGATACTGTCCCCGCTGGAGTGTCCGCCGGGCAGTATTTCCTTGTGTGCGGGTCTATCTTTAACGACGGCGTGCACAAGGCGGGAGACGGAGACCTTACCCCGGAAACCTTCACCGGCACGGTGCAGCCTATGCGCGTCCCTCCTGATTTTGTGGCGCTTGCCCAGAAGATCACCGACTACGATGCAGCCACCCCCGGCGGTGGGCGCTATGTTTCCCAGTCCTTCAACGGCTGGAGCGGCACCATGGCCACCGGCACGGACGGCTTGCCCGCAGACGGCTGCACCCACTACCGCCGGGAAATCAACCAATGGAGGAAACTGTAATGCCTGTAAACGATTTCACTAAATTCACCGTGATGGAGAATTTCACAAAGAAGTTCTGCTTTATGGTCAAAAAGCTGGTATCGGACGGCCTGTTTGGCTCTACTACCACATGGGAGGACGGCATGGAGTTCCTTGCCATCGAACGCCATGACCAGACCATTGAAGCACAGCAGGCAGAGCAGCAGGGCACGGCATCCACCTACTCCCTCTATGTGGATAAGGGCATCAAGCTGTCCCCCTTCGACCGCATCAAGCGGCTGGACGATGGGCAGACCTACGAGGTGACCACCGCGAGCAGCGACAAGATTTCTCCCGCCGAAAGCCAGATGAATCTTGCCGTTGTGCAGTGCAAAAAGGTGGTGCTTTCCTGATGGGCGCAGCAGAAGCAATTACCACGGCGCTGAACAGCTTTTTTATGCTGTTCGATGTTCCTGTGTACCCTGAGGATTTCGTGCCGCAAGGCACTTCCCTGCCCTATATCACGGTGCTGCCGGTCATCCCCAAGGGGTTTGACGAGAGCAGCACTTTCCATGCGCGGCTGTGGTATCCGGTGGACGGCGGAAAGCTGCCCATCATCCGCAAAACAGACGAGATGCGCGCTGCCCTTGGTGATGGGCTTACCATCGAGTGCGAGGGCGGCGCAATTCTTTTATGCGCAGGCAATCCGTGGGCGCAGTCTATGGATAACCCGCCGGAAAAATACCTGTGCACATACCTTACTTTTGACGTCACATCCTTTGTGGTGTGAGAAAGGATAACGCATGAACAAAATGTATCACGCCATTTCGGCAGATGCTTTCAAAAAGCTTCAGTTTCAGGCTGGCGCGCTGCTCAAGAAGTTTGACCCGGAGGGCACTACCCCCATTGCTGCAGAGGATATGATCTGCCTGACTTCCGGCGGCATCACCGTCAGCTGCAAGCCCAACACCATTGATCTGGGCGAGGATCTGGACGAAGTGCCCGAGAACACCTACCAGCTGAAGCACATCACCAGTTGGGATTGTGGCTTGTCTACCACCTGCATGACCGTGAGCGCTGACACCATCAAGCTGGAGTTGGGCGCTGCGGACGTGGAAACAAACAAGATCACCGTGCGCGAGGACTACAAAAACGAGGACTTCCAGGATATCTGGTGGCATGGCAATCTGATCGGTGGCGGCTATGCCGCTGTTAAGCTGATGAAGGCCGTGAGCGACGGAGGCCTTGAGCTGAAAACCACCAAGGACGGCAAGGGCAACATCAACCTGAGCCTGAAGGGTCACTACGACATGACCGACACCAGCAAGGTGCCTATGGAGTTCTACGTCAAGGAGGCAGAGTAATATGATCCTTACCATCAATCTTGACCCCGTGGAAGCCCTGCCCAAGCTGTATGACGCGGTGGACGGCATTACCCACATGATCATGGACGCAAAGGACAACGTGGACAACCCGGAGACCAAAGCTGCCCGGGAGACCATTGTTGCCAACGCCCTGAAGCTGCTGGGTGCAGAGCCTTCCGAAACCGCAGAGGGCAAGAAGAAGCTTACCCCGCGCGAGTTTGCGCTGGCTGCGCTGGACTTTATCAAGCCCCTGATGAAGCTTGACCCGCAGCGCACAATGAACGCCCTGCACCAGCTGTACACTCTGGAAAAGGGCGAGAAGGACACCCTGCCCAAGGCGTTCACCGCGCTTACCAAGTCGGTGATGCAGGAGGATATGCAGGATTTTTTGTCATCGCTGGCCGACTTGAACGGCCTGAGTTTTGGCACTACCTCTGCCGAGCCGACCTCCAGCATCTCCGCGCCTACGGAATAAAGTATTTCGTCTGGTTCGTCATCAGCGAGATGCGCGAACGCCACCGCACAAAGGCATACCAGCTGTATACGGCTGATATGCTTTTTCTTTGTGCTGTATCGCTTGGGCAGCAGGTGGAGCAGTCCTTCAGCGAGATCATGGCAGAGTACGACAAGCCACTATCTAAGCGCCGACACGAGACAACGCTTGAAGAAGCGCAGGCGTGTTGGGAAAAGACGCTTGCAGACAGTAAAAAAGCCGCAGAGCAGAACGGAGGTGGTGAGACCTGACCATTTTCAATTTGATGGCCACTTTGGGGCTTGATACCTCCGAGTATGAGCAGGGCATCGAGCAGGCCAAAAAAGAGACGCAAAGCGCCGCAAACTCGCTGAACCGCAGCGCAAACACCGCTGGGAGCGGCGTTTCGGGCATGGCAAGCCAGTTTGCAGCAGCCAGCGCAAAAGCAACTGTCCTTGCAAATATGCTTACCTCGCTCGGAACAAAGGCGGTAAGCTTTGCAAATGGCTTTGTGGAGATGGGCATTTCTTATAACGCCCAGATAGAAAAGTACACCACCGGCTTTACCAATATGTTGGGCAGCGCACAGGCCGCACAGGAAGCCATGCAGGCTATTCAGGAGGACGCAGCCCGCACCCCGTTTGACGTGGCATCTCTGACGCAGGCAAACCAGCTGCTCATCAGCGCTGGCGAAAATGCTGCGTATTCCCGCAAGGTCATCAATGCACTGGGCGATGCTGTTTCCGCCACCGGCGGCGGCAACGCCGAACTGTCCCGCATGGCTGCAAACCTGCAGCAGATCGCAAACGTGGGCAAGGCTTCAGCAATCGACATCAAGCAGTTTGCCTATGCCGGAATCAACGTTTATCAGGTGCTGGCTGACTACACCGGAAAATCGGTGCAAGAAGTCCAGAACATGACCATCAGCTACGACCTTCTTTCGCAGGCGCTCATAGCCGCAAGCGAGGAGGGCGGGCGTTACTACAACGCCATGGACACCCAGAGCCAGACCATGAACGGGCGTATATCCACCCTGAAGGATAACGTCAGCCAGCTGGCCGGACTTTTGACTGGAAATCTAACAAACGCTCTTGGTGGCGTTATTTCCAAACTGAACGAAATGGTTATAGCCGCTCAAGACGCATACAAACTTGACGGATGGAGTGGCCTTATCGGGGAAATAACAGGTCTTACCAGCGTTATAAACAAGGCCAAATCCGCTGCTGTTGGCCTGAAAGCTGTTTTTGATGCTTTGAAAAGCGGAGAAATTGGCATTTTCCATGGTGACTGGGATGCCGTTTATAAAAAGGCATTCAATTCAGATCAAGAAAGCAAAAAAATCCAAAAAGAAAGCAGAAAAAACTGGGACAAAAACCATAGTGGCATGGTCTGGGACGAAAATGACGGATGGGTGCCAGCTAAAACAAGCGGAACATCTGGCAGCTCCATCGTTACAAGTCCTTCCGGCAAGACTGGCAAAACCCCCAAGACTGTCAAAACCCCAAAATCCACCTCCAAGACCGAAACCGTCATATCTTCCGTGACGCACAACGCCACCACCACCGCACAGAACGCGCTTGGCGCGGTGACAACGAGCGTTGAGACCCTGCAAGAGAAGGTCAAGGACGCAGCGGGCAACATCAAAGACCGTGTTACAGAGACCACCACCGAGACCGGCAAAGAGATGGTCAACGGCGTTGCTACCACCTATACGCTTGTGACCAAGAAAGTTACGGACGCAAACGGCAAAATAAGCACCACGACCAAAAAGGTCTACGCCGATATGTCCAAGACCCTGCTTGGCACCCTGACCACCATTGCAGAAAAGACCTTCAACGGCATCACCACCACCACGCAGCAGGCCGTGGAAACCTACGCGGACGGCAGCCAGCACATCAAGACCACCGCCACCGAGACCGGCGAGCGCATTGTGGACGGCGTGCGGCAGACCTACACCAAGGTCATCAGCTACATTGACGGCGTGCAGGACAAGGTGACAGAGACCGCGCAGAACATCGACAAGAGCATCAAGGCGACCCAAAAGCGCATTGATGGGAACCTGAGTAAGGTACAGCAGCAGTTTAACAGCGGGATCTTCAAGCTGGGCAAAAACCTGTATACCGACCTGAAAAATCAGGACTGGGCGGCGCTTGGTCTGGATATCGTCAACGTAATGTGGGGCGAAGTGTCACAGGAGCAGCGCGAAGTCCTGTCCGACTGGGCAAACAAGGCGCTGGAAGCCATCAACGAGGCTTATTCCGGCGGCGGTCTGAGCGAGGCGTTCAACGCTTTTAAGCAGATCATGTCCAACGGAATCAAAGCAGATGCAGACGGCGTTACAACGGACGTTAAGGGCTTGAGCAATGTATTTCAGGAGCTGGGCATCAACGTTTCCGACGTCGGCAGCAAGATCATGGGCGTGCTGGACACCATTGGCTCCGGCATGGGCAGCTTTGCCCTCAACGCGGGCACGGATATTGCAAACCTTGCCGGGAGCATGGGCAGTCTTGGAACGCTTGCGCAGGGCGCAGGCGGGCTGATCGCCAAGGTGGGCAGCCTGATCATCGCGAACCCGGAGGTTGCCGCAATCATCGCTATTGTGGCCGGTGTGACGGCGCTGGGCGCTGCACTGTTTGCAAAGTTTGGCAAGAGCAGCGGCGGGCAGGCTGTGAGCCACTACGAAAGCCCCTTTGCCGGTCATGACGTGTACGACAGCCTGACCGAGTTCTCCACCCGGGCAGCCATGCAGCACCGCTACATGGAAAAGACCACCGGCACGGATGCACAGCTGGGCATTTTGCAACAGATCCGCGATATGCTGGACGAGCATCTGCCGGATATCGGCACCGGTCAGCTTGTCATGGACGGCGAGAAGGTGGCCGATATGCTCACACCGCGCCTTGCGACCAACATGGATACCAGCATGGGCGTGTATACCCTGCGGGCAGAAAGGGGTGTTTAAATGGCGATCCACAGCGCAAAGCTGGGCAATTACGACACCCTTGCAACGTGGGGGCTGTACATGAAGGTTGGCAGCCCGAACATCGGCGAGCCGGAACCGGACGAGACCCTTGTGCAGATACCCGGCTCTGACACGTTGCTCAACCTTACTACCTCTCTGGACGGCAAGGTGCACTACAAAAAACGCACTATTACCATGGAACTGCTGTGCACCGCGCCGAAAAAGCTGTGGAAGGTACTGCAAAGCCGTCTGCACAATGCCCTTGAGGGCAAGTGGTTGCAATGCGTGTTTGACGATGATCCCTCCTGGTACTGGGAGGGGCTCTGGCACGTCAAATTCGTGCCGGGGCGGCTCTCCGCAACGGTCACCATCACCGGCAGCTGCAACCCGTACAAGTACAACGTCTACGACGGCACACAGGATATCCGGTGGGATGACATCAACTTTGAAACGGACATTCTGCGAGACTACCGCAGCATTGCGCTGCCTGCCGATACGCCGGTGGATGTGGTTATCTACGGCGCACCGCACACCGCGGCTGTCTACTTCCAGCGCGGCGAAAGCGAGGCAAATGTGTCGTTGCAGGTCAACAAGACCGCCGCTGGCACGCTTGCCAAAACGACCGAGTGGCAGTATCTGGAGGGGCTGGATATCCCGGACGGAGAAAACGTCACCCTGACCTTTACCGCCACCGCTGCGAGCAGCATCACCATCAAATATCTGGGAGCAAGCTTATGAGTTACAAGATCTATGCCGGCACGCAGAACGGCGTGGACAGCTGGGAAAACCGGGTCTGTATCTATGCGCCCGGCTCTGCGCTGGAGACTACAAAGCTGATCAGCCCCACCCTGACCCGAGAGTTTGGTAAGGCTGGAAGTCTAGAATTTACCATCCCGCTGGGCAACGTGGCGCACAGCGCGCTGCAAAAGCTGAAAACGGTGGTGTCCGTGGAGCAGGACGGTAAGGAGATCTGGCAAGGCAGGGTCATGAGCCATGAGCAGGATTTTCTGCTGCGGCAGAAGGTGTACTGTGAGGGCGAGCTTGCCTACCTCAACGACACCGATGTACCACCCTACACCGCCAAGGATGTGACCATCCGGCAGTTTCTGGACTTTCTCTGCAAGAATCACACCAGCCTGACCGACAGCTATAAAAGCTTCCGCATCGGAAACGTCACGGTGGAGGAGCAAAAGCGGTATGTTCCGGTAGCCGAAAAGTGCTATCTGAAGCTGGACTATGCCGCCAGCAGCCCGGACGAGCAGGGCGACTATTACCAGACATGGGGTCTGTACTCCCAAAACGGGAACCGACTTGAAGAGAGTTTTTCCTATATTTTTTCCGACTATGAGGACGTGCAGACCCCACCAGCACAAAACTGGCCGCTGAACGAGATCGTAACCGGAAAGGAGTACCTTGCCTGGCGCACGGGAGACAACCAGTTTACCCTCCGAAGAAACGCAGTCTTTCAGGGCAGCAAGACCTACGATGCAGAGCAGACCATTGTTACCCCGTCCATCACTACGCCAATAGAAACCTATAAGTTCGACAGTACCATTAAAGTGGCCAAAAAGAACACCGAATCCACAACGTACAGCATCAAAACGGAAAAAGACGGCACGGTCAACGTGTACGTCAACGGGGAAAAGTCCGCAGACTACACCCCGCAGCTTGTGGAGGAGTTGCACGAGTTCGGCGACGGCAAGAACTACGGAAAAACGTGGGACATCCTGCAAAACGAGCTTGTGGACGTGTACGGCGGCTATCTGGCAACCCGGCACAAAACGATTCATTATCCCCCCTTGTTCCCCGGTCTGAACAAGAGAGCACGCTATCTGGACTATGTACAGGACGCGACAGAACGCAACGTGCAGGGCATCACCTTCGGCACAAACCTGCTTGACCTGACCAGCTACGTCAAGGCCGAGGACATCGTCACCCGGGTAATCGCCATCGGCAAGAAAAAAAGCGGATGGTTTATTTGGGAGACCACCGATACTCTGACCGCTACTGCCAACGATGAAACCGCCCAGAAGCTGTACGGCCTTATCACCCGGTATCTTGTGCTGGACGGCACGGCAAACACACAGCAGTCCCTGCAGGACGTGGCAGACACAGAGCTTGGCAAGCACTTACGCCTTGCGGACGGAATCACGTTGAAAGCCGTAGACCTGAAGGACGCGGGCGTGGACGTGGACAGAATCGCCTTCGGAAAGTTGACCCATATTATTTCCGCGCCCCATGGCATTGATGTGTGGATCAACTGCAACAAACTTGTGGAGCCGCTGGATAATAAGCCTGACAAAAAAGTATTCACATTTGGCAAAAAATTTTCAAGCGTATCCGACTTGCAGGCGCTCAGCGCCCGCAAAGCAACCGCCGCGTATGACCTGAGCCGCACGCTCAAGGAGTACGCATCTGATACGCAGTCTTATGCGCAGTCTTATGCGCTGCAAACGATGGAGGCAGACGATGAAACCGTTTAAAGAAGTGATTGACGGCATCCGCAAAGCCGTCATGGCACACGAGGTGCGCGAGGATCTCGCCCAGATGGGCGAGTATGTGGAGCAGTTCGCAAACACGGCGGGCGAAAACATCCAGAAAGCCATCGACCCCACCCTCTCCCTCTCCGGCAAGGCTGCGGATGCGGCAAAGGTGGGCGAGGCGGTCAATGCGGAGGCAACCAGAGCGAAGGCAGCCGAGGAGGAGAACGCAAAGGGGATTGGACAGCTAAAGGAAGATTTAGTTGACTTATCTCATGTGAGATTGCTTAACGGATTTGACAAAGATAATACTGAAATAAATAAATATTACAATTCACAAGGTGTGTTATCAGCATCGAACGGATGGACTGCATCCTTATCTTATGCAAGAGTTGAACCAAGCAAATCATACCATGCTAAATCAATATACAACTATGATTTGCAAGTCATAGCTGTATGGTATGATGGAGAGCACAATTTTATAAAGCAAGAATTAAACACATCTTTCATATCTCCAGACAATGCGAAGTACGCAAGAATTTGTTGCCCAACAAATTCTGCCGATGTTCTTGTGTTTGGAAGTTTTGATTCTATTTCTGAGTATTTAGAATTTGGCAATGAAACTGTATTAAATGATTCGGTTGCAACAGACAGAATTGATGAAGCCATTTTATCTTCACAAAACGAAGCTGATTATGCTTCTAATATCACTGATTTCTATTCTTCCGAATTTATGAATATCATATTGAGAAATGGATTTGATAAGACCTCGGTTTTAAAAAATAAATACCTCTATATAGATGGAAGCATAAAAGATTCAAATGGTTGGGGTGTGAACGAAAACTATATTCTAATCAAACCATCTGTAACATATAAAGCAATGTCATATTCTTTAGATGTTAAACAAAATGTAAAAGTAGCATGGTACGACAAGTATAAGGGTTTTATTAGAGTAGATGAAAATGTTGATTTTATAGCACCTAACAATGCTAAATTTGCAAGGTTATGTTGTACATTGAATATCAGTGATACATTTGTGTTTACAGAAAAAGAAAATTCATCGGGAGAATATCTGGAGTATGGTTATGAAAAAAGCATAGATGAATCTGTTAAAATTCCAATTAAACCAATTAAATCTGAAGTAACATCTGTTAATGGAAAAAAAGGAGATGTTGTACTAACTTCAGAAGATATAGGAATTTCTTCCGATGTAGAAAAAGCTGTTACAGATTATCTTAAAAAAAATAATATTATCGCTCCTAAATTAACTATTTCAAAAGTAGTTGCAAGAGGAGGAATTAAAAATTCATATTCTACACCTACATCTGATTATGTTACATTCAAGGATATATATCCTGTTTTCGATGTTGGGAGTAATACCACTGGTGCTGTATATGCACTTGCAGAACATCTTGTAGATGCAACAACACAGGCTGTATACAAAAGCATAGATGGCGGTGAACATTGGACAAAGATGGGTGATTTACAAATCGACCAAGCCAATGGAATTTGGTACAATTCTATATTTGTTGAACCGTTCCAAGAAACAATTTACACAATCAAAGTTACAAACGGATATAATGCCCCACATCACAATTATATTGAAAGTTTCAACTCTAGCCTTACAAAAATCGGCTCTATGGATATTGGTGTTGGTAGAATGTTATCTGGACTTCATAGTATGGATGCTTGTATCAGCAAGGACTACTCCAAACGAGTTGTTATATTTGGAGAATATGCTTTAGAAGATGCAAAAACTGTTAGAATGTGGAAAACAGTTGATAGAGGTGCAACATGGACAAAAGTTATGGAAAAACGAGCAAATAATGGTGTTTTATATAGTGGAGAAATAAGACATTTCCATGCTGTATGTTGTGACCCATATACATTTGATTGGTGGGCTTGTAGTGGTGATGGTGATAATCAGTGTAAAATTTGGAGAAGTCAAGACGATGGGGACACTTGGATGGAAATGTTTGCAAATGGTCAGCAGACAAGAACCCTACAATTTGTATTTGAGAAAGATTGTATCTACTATGCAATGGACTCTACTACTGCATCGACCAGAAAGTTTACCAAGCTTTTCAAGATAAACAGGGAAGATATGTCCGTTGTAGAGGTTGCCGACATCAAAAACAATTTTGCTGTCTACAACATTACAAGGACTTATACACCTAATGGCTTGATTATTTGGGCTTGTAATGAAAACGTTGCAAGTGTTGACGCTGACTCCGTATGCATCCAGTTTTATGATTACGCAACTGGGACTATTAAGGATATTTACAATTATCCGTTCAATGGGATAAAAAATACTTACAGAGGTTTCCAAGCAGCATCAAGACGTCAAGACATGGAAAGTGGCAATATTTTCTTCATGCCTACACTTAACATTGGGCAGTCAGTATATGGTACGATGAACACTTGCTCACGATATTTTAAGGCTAAAATTACAACATGATTAGTTAACTAAAGAGGGCTTTATTTGACTATTTACCAGCATAAAAAGAAAGGACTGATAACATGCTCCCTATCATGGACGTTTCCCGCTGGCAGGGCAACATCGACTGGGAAAAGGTCAAGGCAAGAGGGCTTTATCTTACCAAAAACCGAAAGGACGTGACCACATGAACCTCCTGACTTTCCTCTCCCGTCTCTTCGCCGCCCTTGCCCACGCAAAGGAAGCGGCAGACAACTCCACTGCAGAGCCTGGCCCCGTGTCCAGCGTGGACACCCAGAGTGCTGCTCCTCCCGGCTGGGATGGCGCACCACCCTACCGATACATTGACGTGAGCCGGTATCAGGGCAAAATTACCCTCGACGGCTGGCGCAAGGTCAAAGCGGCTGGTTACAAGGGCGTCATGCTTAAGACGGTATCCACCAACAAAAAGCTCTCCAAGCGGGCAGACGGCCTTTACATCGACCCGACTTTTGATACCAACTACCGCAACGCCCGGGCTGCCGGGCTGGACGTGGGCGTATATTACTACACCTACGCCACCAACAAGGACATGGTCAACGCAGAACTTTCCCTGCTGCGTCAAGCAATCTACGGCAAGGAGCTGACTCTGCCGGTGGCGGTGGACGTGGAGGACAACAAGCTGGGCAATCTGGACAAGCAGAGCTTGACCGACCTGACCGCCTATGCTTTGCATAAGGTGGAACAGATGGGCTTCTATGCCCAGCTCTACACCTACACCAGCTTTGCAAAGGCACATCTCTTTGTGGGTGGAGCGGCTTTGCACCCTTATGACGTGTGGCTTGCCGACTACACTGGCAAGACCCCGAAGGTGGATTTCAAGTACAATGCCCACCAACACACCAGCAAAGGCAGCGTGCCGGGCATCTCCGGCAACGTAGACCTCAACGTGACCGAGCTCAACTACCCCCGTATCATCCGCAAGAAGGGTCTGACCCGTCTTCGGGAGGGCGCATGAGCGAAGCAATTATCGTGGCGATCATCACCGGCGGTCTGAGCCTGATCGGCGCGATCGTCTCCAACAACCACACCGCACAGAGCATGGACGCTAAGCTGGACAAGCAGCAGGCTGTGACCGAAACCAAGCTGGAAGAACTGACCCGCGAAGTGCGGGCGCATAACAACTTCGCCCAGCGCGTGCCAGTGCTGGAAGAACAAATCAAGGTGGCAAATCACCGCATCGAAGACCTCGAAAAAGAGAAAGGAGAGTAACACATGGAAACCATCCTTAAAACCATTCTCACCCCGCTGCCCGCGTGGCTGGCGCTGGTACTCATCATTGTGGGCGCTGTGTCGCTTGCGTTGGGGCTTATCCGTCTGGGCTACGGCGCAGCGGTCAAGACGCTGGTGCTTGACCTCATCGACCAAGCGGAGCGAGAAATTCAGGGCACGAAACGCGGAGCAGAGCGCAAGGCGTGGTGCGTCAAGATGCTGCGCACTTATCTCAATAACAGCCGGTGGGGCAAGCTGGTCAGCTGGGCAATCACCGAGGAGACCATGAGCAAGGTCATCCAGTTTTTCTTTGACCGCATGAAAGCGGCA